CCTCCTTGATGTACGCGACTTTCACCGGTGGCTCGGCGGGCTCGCCGGCCAGTTCGGGGTGGTTGATGTTGACGACCCAGCAGGCGGTCTGTCCCTTGGCGTAGTCGGTGCCCGCACCCAGTACCTTCGCGGCGGTCTGCGGTCTGATCGCCCCTGAGTTCTTGAGATGCGAGATCATCGTCGTGTAGTTGTAGCCGATGTCGATGCAGTAGTTGCGCAGCCCCGTGGTCGAGACCCAGATCAGGCCACGGTCGATCTCGTGACGGGCCAGCAGTTTCGCGTTGGTGGGCTGCCTGACCACGGTGGGCAGGTTCGTTTTCCATCGGCCCTGCCCGGCCTCCGAAGCATTCTGGAGGACCAACATGCTGCCGTTGATGTACTCAAGGTAGTCCGCCAACACCAGTGCCGGCGATGCGTGCTGTGCCACGATGGTTCCCCGCATGGCAGGTATCTGCTCGGTGGCGACCCAGTCCAGCAGCTTGCGCTTGTTGTAGTTCAGCAGCCCCAGTTCGTTGGCGATCTCACAGGCGGCCAGCGCAGCGGACGCGGCAGCGGACCAGAACCGCTCACCGGCGGTGATCTTCAATGCCGAGTCCAGTGCGCGCATGATCTCGCGCACCTTGGTGTGGACCTTCTCACGGTGGGTCACGACGTAGCGGATGAACTGCTCGCCGACGTGGCCGTAGTTGCTCTTGAGGTCGTCGAGGTAGTCGTCCGCCTCGACCTTGGTATGCACAGTCTGCGGTGTGAAGGTCATCTCCAGCACGCGCACCGACTCTGCCACGCCGTCCGCCCGATACGCGGCGATCAGGTTGTACAGGCTGGTGTTGGCCGTGCTCAGCATGATGGTGGACTTGGTACCCTGCGCCGTCCGACGCTCCGCCCCCGTGTGGTCCAGACGCAGGCGGCCTTCCGCCTGTGTGATGCTCATGGCCATCTCGGCGGCATCGCGCGGGGACATCTGGGTGATCTCGTCCACCGTCACCGGCAGGTTGCTCAGGGCCATGACGCGGTTGTCCCGCGCGTTGGCTGTCGCGCCCCGCGACGTGCCGTTGATGGTCATCTTGATCGGGTGGCCCCACAGCCCGGCGCCGGTGTACAGGGTGGTGGATTTCGACGCGCCCGGAGGGCCGGACATATTGACCACGATACCGTGGTGGCCGGTCATGTAGAACAGCGGGGCGCCCAGTGCTGCGCAGATGGCGAACTGGTTGGGGATGTACGCTGGGTGATCGAAGAACTTGAGCAGTTCCACCTGCCGTTCGAGCGTGCCGTGCTTGGTGACGGCTGCCAGCGAGGCGGCTGCGGCACTGTCCAGAGTGATGGGGGTCTGCGTGCCGGTCTCGTGCAGCACGCAGTTGGGGAGGGTGAACTCGCTCAGTTCGGCGTTCCACCCCAAGGATGTGCGCAGTGTCTCAGGGGCTGAGACGGCTTGCAGTTGCTTGATGTAGGCGACCATATAGTTTGCCAGTAGAGGGATCATTTTGGATTGCACGAACACGCCCCGGTGGGCCAGCAGGCCGCCGAGCTTCTTGTTGTCGTACATGGTGTCGGCTGCCAGCGACAACTCGACCTGCCCTACCAGCGGCAGGTCCGCCACCCAGACGTGGACCTCCGCCTCCCGACGCGCGTCCTTGTACCGACGGATGGGGAAGAAGTCATGGTTCAGCAGCTTGACCTGCTCCACGAAGTCAGGCTCGTCACCCTTTCCCTTGATGACGGACTCGACGAAGATGCCTGACGGTGTGCGCTTGTACGGGAACGGCGCGGCCGGGATGGGTGGCGGGATGCTGACGGGTGCGGCAGCAGGGGTGGGTGGCTTGACTTCCGGGGGCGGTAGATCGTCGGACTTGCGGGCGATGGTCAGGGGTGACTTGGCTGAGCCTCTGTACACACACTGTCCGCACACGTCAGGGTTCAGGGTGGCGAATTTCTCGCAGGTCGTGGGGCCGATGTTCTTGCTGGCGAGTGTGTGCAGCTTCTCGTCGGTGTATTCCACAGAATAATTCGGATGTCCGACGCTGATCTTGTGCGCCGCCGCATCGCCCTGCCGCGTGTACCTGACCAGCCCAAGTGTGGCGTACCAGAGCGGTTCTGGCAGGGTGGCCACATGCCGCATGGCGTACTGCACCTGCCCGCAGACAGACACCAGCGACTTCATGCCGGGCGGCGGGGCCGTGTGCAGGGTGGTGTTGTCCTCGAACCCCGACATGTCGGGCCGCGCCCCCAGGAAAACCACGCTGGCCTTGGTCCCTGCCGCTGCCTTGAGCACCTCGCGCAGGCTGTCCACGCTGGACGGCTGGCCGTACCGCAGCACCTGCACCGGGAGTGACTGGCCCTGCTTGTGGTTGATCGTGCCCGGCACGCGCAGTACCGACGCTGGGTCGGATGTGCGGGAGGGATCGGCCTTGAACCCCTTGGCGTCTGTGGCAGACTTCAGCAGGCTAGCCAGCCCACGCCAGTCCTCGGTGGGCAGGTCTTGATCGAACGGCCAGTAAACGTGCAGACCACCGCCGCTCGACACGATGGTCGGGGCCGGCAGGCCGGTGTCCTGTGTGAAGGCGCGCAGTGCACGCAGCCCGTCAGCCTGCGTGGCGTACTTGGCTTCGCCAGCACCTACATCGATGTCAAGGAAAAGGCAGCGGGCGGCCAGCATGTTGCGTTGGGTACGCACCTCGTAGGCGCCGGCCTCGCCCGTCTTGCGGTCGATCTTGCCAGGGTTCCAGACCTTGCGCTCCTTGAGCGCGTGGACACAGAAGTACACGTCATGCTGATCTGCCAGTATCAGCGCGCTGGACAGGGCCGCAGTCTTGGATGCGAACACCTGATGGCGGAACACCGCCCGGTCACTGTCCTTCGGCTTGAACGGGATCGCCAGCGCGTACAGGCCGGCGTCAGGCCAGACAGCCCGAAAGAATTGTTCTACATCCATAGATGTCACTTTGTGCGGGCGTTCAGCGCCAAACTGATTAGCTCATCTCGGAATTCTATCGGTGTGGCGTTGGCCTCTCTTTTGCTCAGTGTAGGTTTGTTTCGCCACCGCTCAACGGAGCGAACTCCTTGCCGATTCTCACTACCGACTTGATGCGACCCCTTTGGGCGATCCCACCGAAGTTCGTGCGGCGGGTTCTGTCCGCAGTAGTAGAGCCATGTCGCTTTATTGGCGCGGTGCCCATAAGCACTCTGCCAGACCTCACAAACCCAGTCGTGGAGACCGAACCTGATCCATCCAGGCGCATTAGGCTTCGGCAGCCCATACACTGCAAACGCCCTTGATTTGGCTGGGTGCTCCAACACGCCGCCCCACCGCACAACAGAACTCAGCGCAGAAGCAAAACAACCAAGATCATTCCCAGGGCGATTATGCTCGCCACCCCATCGAGCGTAATTTACATGCGCTAGAGACCCCCATAATTGGCACGGCGGGTGCGCTACAACTGGTAGGGGTCCGGCGTAATTACGCGCATCGCGCTTTTCGGGCCAGAGATCAACTCCCGCCATACCTGCATAACAGCCATCTGGCTGCACAAACAACGCAGCCACATACCGGGTGTTCTGTTCTACGTCCACAGGCGCTGCCTTGTGTGAGGCAAGAGAAAAGCGGCCGGGGATGCCGGCCGCCTTCTATTCTACTCGTGTCCGGGCGGAATCATTCGTCCCAGGCTTCCAGCAACGAGGCCAGATCGTCCGGGATGTCAGCCGTGGCGGCGGGTGCCGGCTCGGGCTTCGGCTCGGGTTTGGCCTCGATCACCGCCGGCTTGGGCTTGGCGGCCTTCGGCTTGGGCGCCTCCTCCTCGTCATCGACCACGACCGCCGTGGGCTTGGCCGGCTCGGGCTTCGGCTCAGGCTTCTGGGCCTCGGCCACCGGCGCGGAGATTACCGGCTGGACAGCGCGCTCCACCGGTGCGGCCAACTGGAGCACTTCGCTAACCTTGCCGCTGGACATGAACGACTGCACGCGGTCCATCTCGTCCTCCTCCAGCCAGCGGTCGGCCGAGAAGATGACCTTGGGGTAGTCGGTGTTCGGGTCGAACTTGATCTTGGTCAGGATCGCGCCGGTGTGCTTGACGCCATTGCCGCGCAGGAAGTCGAGGTAGTTCTCGAACGCACGCCAGCCTTGCGCTTCGAGGTCCGGCGACTGCTTGTCGAACAGGCTGGTGATGGCCAGCTTCAGGCGCAGAGGGCCGATAGCCATGTTGCCGATGGCCGGTATGACGGCGATGTGGCGATGCTCCGAGCACGCCTTGACGGCCTTCCCATTGTCGTTGATCCGCGAGCCCTTGGCGGACATGGGGCACTGCGCGCAGTTGCCGTGCTGCGGTGCCTGCACCGACGCATCCGGGGCAACACCATCCTCGGACCAGCAGTCGGGAGCACCGGCCCTCTCGGGATCGTAGGAGCCGGCGTAGTAGGTCCGCCCACGCGACTTGCAGTAGTCGGCGATGACCACGCGCAGCACCTGCACCGGCTCCACATCACCGTCATCGGTCTTGCGGGTCAGGGTGTTCTTGCTGCCGTCCGGCAGGATGACCGTCCACTTCTTGCCGGCGTAGTTCAGGGTCGGCGTGCGTGGCCGCTCGACGATGTTCTCCTCGACCGTGCCGAGGAACGCAGCAATGTGGGCCGGGACCGCCACGTTGTTGCCAGAAAAGATTGCCAGATCGCTCATTGTTCAAGCTCCGTTGCTGCGGCGCACAGTGACAACATACTCTCGGTGTACAGACACACCCGCCGGCATGGCGCCTTCATGCTGGTCCATGTAGTCTGTGACAAACTTGCGGGAGACCCGCTTCTCGTACCCATCGCTGGGCGAAACCCCCTGGTCGGCCAGCCACGTGTCGTAGGCCCCCCAGTCCTTCACGCTCGGTTTCAGTTCCTCCTTCTTGAAGGCCGTGCCCGCTTCGGTCTTGACCGACTCAAGGCTGTGCTCGTGCAGGTGCTTCAGAATCTCCGCGTTCAGGCGGTCCATCTGCTCCTGAATCTTTACACACTTCTCGTCCGCTTCCTTCTTGATGCGCGCTTTCTCGTCACGCATCTTGACGTACACGGCGACTAGTTTGTTGATGTCCATGAGTTTTCTCTGCTGGTTTGAGCCAATTAGCTTTTCAGGTTATTTCGTATACGTTGGATTTGAAGGCATTGTTCATATAGTGGAACCCGCAGCCGTCAAAAACCGCCCTACCCTTCGCATCAAACTTCTCAGCTTGCGTGAGCACCTGGAAGTCAGAACAGTCGCCACGCTCAGCGATTAAACACGCACCAAGCCATTTAACATGGTACTCAACCCAATGTTCTGTGGCTGCAAGGAGGTTACCCTCATCGCTCACAATCACTTCACGACCACTTAGAGATTCCACGGCCACTCGCCGCCGCCCTGGGTGCTCTCGCCAGCGTGCAAAGAAATATCGGCGAAGCGTATCGCCCGGCTTTATTCGCCTGCCGCGTTTGTCGCGGAATACCTTGGGCTTTGCAATCATTGGGTTCCTCACTCAAAAGCATTCAGGTACAGGTCGAGGATTTTCTCCTGACCCAGTTTCCGATCGTCCAGCAGCTTGTAGATGTCCCACTCCAGCTTGTGCCCACCGATCCTGACCACAGTCATCGGTCGGGTCTGCCCTGACCGGTTGAACCGCTCGACCACCTGCTGCGCCTGGTCGTTGCTGTAGATGGGCGCGTAAAACACACACATGTCAGCTTCTGTCAGGTTCAGGCCGTGGGACATCACTTGAGGGTGACATAGTAGCACATGCGGATCGTCAGTTGTCTTAAAGTCAGTAATTATTTTGTTGCGCTGTGCGACAGGTACGTCACCGTTCAGTACGCCGACAGTATACTGCGACCCTACTTCCTTCGCAAGCTCGTTGACGATGCCTTTGAACGGTACGATGACGAACACTTTGGCGGCTGCCTGCTCGATGCACTCCATGAGTACCGACAACCGTGGCTTGTGGTCGAGTGTGACGTAATCGCCCGTCAGCGGATCGCGCACGGCGCCGCACAGTATCTGACGTAGCTTGGTGATCTTGTCCGCTGCGTTGACAGCGGTGATGGTCTTGGCCTTGAGTTCGACCTGCATCTCCTTGCGCATACTGTCGATGGCTTTCTTTTGATCCGGCGTCAGGTCGCACGTCCGGTTGCTGGTTGTGACCGGCGGCAAGTCCTTGCAGTCCCGCTTGCGGAAGCGCACGGCAGGCTGGAGGGCATTGTACACCACGTCCATCGCGTCGGGCTTGGCCACCCACTTGAACGGTGTAACCTGGTGCATGGTCTGGCGCCGGAACGTGCCGAAGTACGGCGACACCCGCTCGGGGGATACCAGCTTGGCCAACGCCCAGGCATCGGACGGGGCGTTCGCACAGGGCGTGCCGGTCATCAACCACAGCCGCTGGTGAGGTTGCAGCAGCTTGGCCAGCGACTTGTACCGGTTGGTGCCGGCGTTGCAGAAGGCCGACCCTTCATCCACGATGATGAGATCGATGTCACCACGGGCTGTCAGGGCAGACCTTACCGCGTTGATGGGCAGGCCGTCGTGGTTGATGATGTAGAAGTCGAGGTCTTGCTTGATCGTGGCCAGTCGCTTGGTCCGGTCGCCATGGACGATGGCCGCCCGACGGTGCATGAGTACGGAGAAAATCTCCGACAGCCACACCCGCTCCAGCGTGGACAGCGGTGAGACGATCAGCACCTTGCGCACCAGCCCGACGGACATGAGCCAGTCTGCCGCCCACAGGCTCGCGGCGGTCTTCTCGGTACCCATCTCGGACAGGTTGAACCCGCGCTTGTGAAGCGTCAGGAACTCGGCCATCACGATCTGGTGCGCGCCGGGCGTGAACTTCCCTGGCCAGTTGTAGTAGTGCCGGATCGGTGCAGGCGCGGAAATCCCCATGTTCCGCAGCAGCCGTGTGCTGTCGAGGTCATGCTTGACGGCCAGGTTGTACTGGTCGTGGTGTAGCGCCCGGCTCTTGGGGATCAGGCTACGCACGGACAGTGGGTCCGCATGGCGCAGCAGCAGGCTGCGCGTGGGTTCGTGGACTGCAAGCATGGGTCAGTCGTGTTCG